CTAACAAACCATTGGGAAGAAGGCATTGAATATGGCCAACTTTCCATGAAGTGCAATGAAATGGTGCTAGTGCCAGTGATTTCTGGTTCTGGCTTTTTCGATGGAGCGGGAGCAAAGATTCTGATTGGAGCCGCTTTGATTGTTGGCTCATTGCTATTGGCTCCTGCCGCCGCCGGAACGATTGCGGCCACCATTAGAACGGGTCTCTTCACCTTTGGCGCTTCAATGGTGCTTGGCGGCATTGTGCAGGCCATCACGCCTGGAGTACCACAGCGCAACACCAGAAGCTCTGGGGAGCGCAAGGATACGGACGTAGTGGTGTTTGATCGTGCTGCAGAAACTACAGCCCAAGGCGTGCCAGTGCCCATTCTCTATGGCCGCTATCTCATTCGTAGTTGCCCCATTGTTTCGTCCTATGTGTCGGACGACAATAAAGGCTACTGGCTGGGTGTGGTTTCCGAGGGGCCGATCAAGGGCTTTGATAATCTCGGAAGCCCTAGGGACAATGTTTTCGTGAATGAAGCTCGCCTTTCTACTTATGGCGGCTCTAATGCTCAGTTTGTCAATGGCAATCAGTCGTCATTGTCCGACTACATCACGCTTGTCAAGAGTGCAGGCTTCCATTTACCAGTGCAGCAAGACTTTATTGCTGGCGATAGTGCTTCCGTGGTGCGGGGCTTTAACCAGAAGTATGCAGATCGTATTCGCTTAAGGTTTCGTTATGGCCCTGTCTACAAGCAAATCACTCGCACCACTGGCCTGAACACTGGTGGTGATGTTAATACCACGATTTCCTATGCGACGGTAAACGCTGGCGAAGATGCCGTGGAGCCAATTCGATGGCGAGTCATTATCAATCAAACAGACCCCAACACTCAAGCGCAAGTCGGCTTTGTTGAAGACACAAGAGCAGAGCCCGGCGTGGCATTGGCGACTAAACTTCGCAATTTAACTTATGGCTGTACTGGCCGCAACATGCCAATCACTATTTCAGTGCAACGGCTTGATGCGCCAATTCCTCCAGGGTTAATCACGACGACAAATACTGGCAAGACAAGCTCCACTCAAACCAATAATGTAAAAGGAGATTTGCAATGGGTGAGTGCTGACATTGAATGGGACGAAAGACTACTGTATCCTCATTCTGCTCTCCTCGCCATTGAATTTTCCACTTCCGATTTCACCACTATTCCGCAAGTGAGTGTATTGGCGGAGGGGCGAATTGTTCCCACCATTGATTCTTCTCTTAACATTTCCTATCAATACAGCAACAATCCGGCGTATGTGTTATTGGACATTCTGACCAATCCTCGTTTTGGACTTGGTGGGCGATCCTATACGCTTGCTGGGACTGGCACTGTTGTTAACCAGCCCGGCATTTTAATGAACAATGCAAGCCTTGCATCGTTCAAGAAAGCCGCAGACTACTGTGACCGTTATGGCGTTAGGTTCAATGGCTATTTGGATTCTGATGGTGATGCCTATGGTGTGATTCAAAATCTGGCTTCCGTGTTTCAAGCGCAAGCTTTCTATGGCGGTAATTCCATCTTCATCACTGTTGATGATCTTGCCGAAGATGCAAACTTTAAGCTATTCTCGGAGGCCAATGTTATTCAAGAGGACGATGGCGGGAAAATCAGTAGTCCTTGCTTTAGGTATGAGGGCACTTCCCGCTCTGCAAGACAAACTGCCGTGCAAGTTAGCTACAACGACGAGCGCGATTTCTATGTGGAAAAGAAAGTCTTAGTTGAAGATCGTGATTCTATTGCCCGCTATGGTTATCGCCTAGCCGAGATTCGCGCTTTTGGCTGCACCACTATTCAACAAGCCGAGCGTTTTGGTCGCTATTTCCTGGCTTCTAATTTACTCAATGGCGAAACAGTGTCGTTCTCATTGGCAAGCGAAGGAGCCTTGTTGTTGCCTGGTGATCCAATTTTGATTGCCGATCCATTAAAAAGTGGCGCTCGACTTGGAGGTAGGATTGTCAGTGCATCCTCATCTTCAATCGTCATTGATGGTGATTTACCTAGTGGCTTGAGCGGCTATAACTTATGGACTTATGGCTCCACTGGTGTTGCACAAGTAGTGCCTATTGCTTCTATTGTTGGCCGTACGATCACCACTACTCAGCCTTTCCCATTGATCCCCACCACTCAACAGAATTGGCTGTTGGCAAAGGACCGCTTCGATCCCACCTTCAGGGCCTATAAGGTACAAAACGTGAAGGAAGGTGCCAATAATACTTATTCAGTGGTGGCAGTAAGGTACGATGAAACCAAGTACAATTTTGTCAACAATGGGCAAGGCAGTCCTGCCTCCGCTCAAAGGGCCGCAGTACGTCGCCACGACACGGACAATCTTTCAGTTAGTGCAGACTCTATTGCCTTCACGGTGAAAGCACAATGAAAACAGTTACCGTCACTTGGTCTTCGCCATCGTACATTCCCTATACAATCTTGTCGTCCGTTTTGCCTGGCACGCAATGGGCAGCCAATACCATTGATCCCCGCATTGGTAGTTTCATTGTTGAGCGTCGCTATCGCCTCACTGATGATTTTGAGCGCGTCGGAGAAGTGACCAGCCCTTCCATTGACATTAACATTGAGGACGCCAAAGAGTTTCAGGCTCGCATTCAAACAGTATTGGTCAATGGTTCAAAAACTGGTTTTGCCACTACTGGCCTGCGGCCTATCATGGGAATGGAAGCCTTATTTGGTGGTCCCACCAATACCATTTTTCTTTCGTTTGTCTGATGACCGTCGTACTATCCCTAGGTGTTGAATACGGTCTCACCGTACAAAAGGAATATAACGCTAGTGTTTTTACCATTGCTTCATCTTCTGGCGCTACGCCCGAGGAAGTGTTTCGGGAAGGTCGGCAGTATGAAGTGAAGACGGTGCCAATTAGTGATGCGGCGGCCACCTCGCTTGATAGCAAATTAGCAGACTTGCAGGGTGGTCTGTTTATTTCACAATTTTTTATGGATAGGAGGCCATACTACTATCGCCTTGAGCCAGATCAATGGTCGTGGCAAGTGATTGGCCCCAATTCAAACATTGTTTCATTCAGCGCAAAGCGGTATTTTCCCGACGTTTATGAGGCTACTATTCAAGGCACTGCTACGCTGAGAATAAGGCGTGCTGGTTTTGGGGATGGCTATGAGCAGATTAGCCAAGATGGCCTTAACCCAAGAGGGCAGTCTTATGACATTAGCACTGTGCCACTGATTGACGATCATGCTCAAGCTCTTGATTCTGCATTGTCCAGTCTTAACGGTTCTTATTTCTGGAGCCGCATTGGCAGCGACAATCAGCCTTACAAATACCGTCTCGATCCTTTCCAATGGTCCACAAACGTTGAAGGGCCAAATCGAACAGTATTCTCGTTCAAGGTGAAGCGATCTTTTGATCCTTAAGTCTGCTACAATCAGCAAATGAAGGAGAATTGACAGTATGGCACTTTATGGGCGTGATGCCAATGGAAATGACGCCTATATTGAGGCGGCAGGTTCTGGCACGTTAGCCGCTCCTTACGCCACTGTCCATGATCTGCAGGCTTATAGCCTGTCCAGTGCCCAGATTGACGCTAGTGGCAACTCGGACGTTGTAGCGGCCGTCAGTGGCTATCGCGTGAGGGTGCTGAGCCTGGCGCTGTCTGCATCGGCTAATTGCAGTTTGCGCTTCCAAACTGGCGGCAGTGGCAATATTACGCCCCGGATTCGCATTCCTTCCGGCGATACCGTCACCATTGCCAATAGCCTTGGTTTGTTTGACACGGTTCGCGGAGATAAGCTGAACGTGGTTTTGAGTGGTGTTGCTGAATATGGCGTGCTCTGCACCTATCGCCTGATTTCCTAATGGCAACTTTCCTGCCACTACGAGACATTCCAGAGATTGACATTACGCTGTTCCAGCGTGATTACTTTGATGGCATTGGCCTGATCTTGCAAGATGACGACGGCCTGCCCGTTGATCTGACGAATGTAACTATTTGTGCTTCAATTTACCAGACCACTGCTTCTGGCACTTCCGCCATTGTCACTTCCTTTAACGTGCAAAAGGAGGAACCATTCACCAATGGGGCTCTGAACCTGTGGCTGTCATCAGCGCAAACCCAAGCCGTATGGGCGGCTTACGAAGGCTATGCAACGGCAGACTACCACTTGTTTGTGCCATCGGCCTATGCCAATGAAGATAGCACGCTGGATCAAACCAATCTGACTTGGGACCTGAG